TAACTAGCATCAACTTGTACTTGTTTAAATAAACTTTTAATGGATTTACCTTTTTTACCACATGACCAACAGGCCCATTGGTTAACACCTTCAGAGTTTTCAGTAAAGTTAACTTCGAGTTTTGGTTTATGGTGGTGGCAAAAAGGACAAGAATATGCTTGGTTTCCCCTTGCTGTACGTTTGCCTGTTCCTAAAACAGAATTGACCAAATTAACTAGTAATTCATTTACCATGTATGTCAAGATACAACCTTAATTTTCAATAACAAAGTCTTTTCGGAAAAATTTGCCTAAAATGTTTGAGTTCAACCAAATATCAGATTCTAATACGCCTGAATTAAATAGGTATTTGCATTCAAAATATGTAAGTAGTTTTTTATTGTTTACTAGTTGGATTATTTCTCTAGTAAATTCTTCTTTTTTCCCTAATTTGATTTCTTGTTTTATAAATTCTTCTGAACCATAGTAGGTTTTCCAATCAGATTCTTTGATGATTTGTTTTGTAGTAGCTGTTCGACCTCTAGTTATAGGTTGTTCAGCTAATTCTTTTTTACCTAGTTTTTTCTTTACATTGTGATGTAATGATTTTTTACCTAAATATTTTTTTCCAGTTGGAGTGTGGGTTGTGATATAAATAAAACCAAATGTATTTGTTGGGAAATCTTCAATTGTTAAAATTTCCTTATTTTCATATAACCAATTTGACATAAATTTATAAGTCTAAGTTTATCAATATAGATGTATCGGTAACAGCTGATAATGGGAGTGGTTGGGCAAGTTTTGCTACAGCTAATAAATTATAGGCGTTATCGTATAATCCAACTGTTGTAGCATATGGTGTAAAGAAAGAACCAGTTGCAAAATCGTATAAAATACCACTATTTGTACTTCCAGAAATTTGGGTTTGATTATTTGAGAAATTAAATTCATTTTCTCTAATAGTACATTTATATTGTGTTTCATAAATGTTAAATGATGATGAAAATGAGCAGGTAACACTAGATCCAGTCATAAAACTATTAATTAAATTAACAGTTGATGAACCATATATTGCACTTCCATAAGAACCACTTCCATAAGGGCCGGAATAAGATGATCCAGCACTAGTGATTATTATTATTCCATGTTCATATATAACATCACCATATTTTAATGAGTTATATATCATATTACCATTACCATCGTCCGTAAGGGTAAGAGTACCATCAGAAATGATTACTGATCCTGGTTTAAGATATTCTCCCCATAAATTAGATGGGATTGAAAATACACCTATAACTTCATTAGATCCGGTTGGAAAATATCTATTAGCTGGTAAAGTAGTAGACAGATAATTGTAGTAATTTGGGGTATAAGTGGGTCCTGTTATAGTACCATCAACATTAAATGATGCTGTACCCGCGGGTGATCCATTAACTCCTTCAAGATAATTTGAATAATAAAGTTCTTTTATAGAACGATATACTAATACTTTATCTTGAATACTTACCTGTCCTGTTGGATATGAACCAGAAACCCATATAGGGGAAGTATTATTAAGTCCAATATATCTATCAATTTCTACATTTGAACTAGTGAGTTCATTACCTTTAAAGGTAAAAGACTTATTTACCTCAAAAGGAGATACAATGACATCAGAAGTTATAAATGATTTGAATACACTCATTCATTTTAGAAATCAAGTTTTACTCTAACTAGAGCTTCTTTTGTAAAATCTTTCAATAATGGTCTTGACATTTTAGCTACGGCTAACAAATCATTACTATCGTTATACATTCCTATAGTTGTAATATATACTTGTGGTTGATTAATAAAATTACTATAAATTACCTCACCTGTAGATCCTGAGATAAATGATGGGTTTTCTGAGTAATTAAATTCACTATTTCTAGCTCTAACAAATACATAGTCAGAAGTAATTGTTTCTTGTGAGTTTAAAGCAAATGATGATCCTAAACTAGTAGCATTATATAATGTACGATTATTTAAACCATTTGAATTATTTGATCTACTTGGAGCAACTTTAATAGATTGTGAAATAGCATATGGGTTTAATAGAATAGTTCCTAAATCTGGGAATACTAAACCATATGAACCTGAATTTGTGACATATCCACTACCTGAAAGTGTGCCTGCGGTACCGTTTGATCCTGAAATTAATTGGTATACTCTAGTTGAACCTAAAAATACACTTACAGGATTGTCTAATGAATCATCTGTTAAATTAATAATTCCTCCAGAACCTGAAAGTTTAAGGTTTAATGATCCAGGGAAAAGAGATTGTTTGTAGTTAGCTCTTTCAATAGATAATACCCAAAAATTATTACTAGTTAAAACATTGTTCCCCATTCCAAAAGTAAAAGTTGCAGTTTCATCTTCTAAAATCAATGAACGATATTGGCCATACATTGTTTTAGTATATGAATTTCCTGGTACAATTGAATTATACCATGTACTTCCACTTCCTAAAGCATCAGCATATACTATATCAAATTGTGTTTGTGCTGTTGAAATAGTTGAAGCTGTTTGGTATATGCTTAAATAGTAATTACCAGATGTTCCAGCTTCTTGAATTGAAGATGTAAAAAATGTTGTTAATGTTGGGTTTCCAGTTGACCAAAGTGTAGAAGTAATTGAATCACTACTTACTAAAAAATCTTCAGGATCGAATCTCTTAAATGCCATTGTTTATATTTTAAACTGTTGTTTTATTAATTGTAATTGGAATAGTTAAACGAGCCCCACTGTCTAAACCTACAACTGTTAATGTAGCGGATAGTTGAGTATTTGTACCAAATAATGTGTTTACTGTAGTTGCTCTTAAGTTAATTTGAGAACCAATTACTGTTTGAGATACATTAACTCCTAATGTGGTTGTAGATGTTGCATTGGAAGCCGCTGCTGCTGGAGTATTAATTCCAATACCTGTAAATGTACTCATTAAACGAACATCTGAAATAGTAGCTGAATAGCCACTAGTTTCGAATCCTTGAGTATTGCCTAAGTAATTAAGTGTTTGAGGAGTAATTGCTAATGAAGCCCCTTGTACTAAAGTAACTGCAGAATATCCTAGGTTAAGTACAGGTAATTTAGCTGTTCCACGAGGTAGAGTAGCTAATTTATACTTCATAATTTGCGTTTCAAGAGGAAAGGCCTCTAATAAAGGCATATTTTGAATTGCTTCTCCATAAAATGAAGAACCTGATGGATGAGTTGGATTATACAACGTATAATCAATTTCATCATCAGCTAATGCAAATTGTGTAATTCTAAAAGAACCATCGTTTTTAGCTAATAATTCTCTTCCTTTTGTTGTTAAAATAGCGTCGATAGTGACTGCTTGGTTATTTAAATATCCCATTGTGTTTTAATTGTTATTGCAATATAATAATAAATATTAGGTAATCAAACCTTTCTGCGTGAGATCCAAAATAAATGTATCAACACTTTTATTTAATTCAGGAACCACATATTCAGGTCTTACTATATATGGACCACTTGCGTTTACAGGTTTAAATCCTTCCATCAAAATTAAACTAGCATCATCAACATATCTTCTAATTACAAAATGATCTAAATTAAAGACTGAGGTGGATGCAGAAATTGGAAGATTTGTATTTAAATGAACTTCAATAGATCCTGTTTGGAATAATCTTCCAGAACCACTTTCTGCAGGACCAAATATTTTTCCTACTTGATATGCAAAATCTTCTCTTCCTTCAAATCTAAATTCATCACCATATTTAATTGACCAAGGTAATACAATAGAATTAAATCCAGATCCTGTAATATCTACTCCTTTAGCATTTGGATCACCATATAAAGATGTTAATGTTGGTTGGGAAGAAGTTATAACATATGGGTAATTTGTTTTATCAGCCCACCCCCAAATTGAATTTACTCCTGAAGATGTTATGGGTTGAGTATATATAGGGTATTGGGTTATTTTAAATGTTGATGGAGGGTTAATGAAAAATGAAGTACCTGCTAAGGATCCTACCCAATTTATATAAATTGTATATTCATCGTTTAAAGATAAATCAGTATTAGGGATAGTTATATTATTAAGTGAAATGGTCCCTGTTTGAATATATGTGGTGAGTATAATAGTATCTAGGTTGGATATTGGGTTGTTAGATGAATTTAATAGTGGAGAACCATTTTTATAGATACTTAATATTATATCAACATTTATAGGAAAAGTTGTAAAAGAAATAGGTAATGACGTGAGATAATTAACATCTATATCAAATGTTAAATTAACTCCATCACTAATAGATCCTGCAGTTATTTTATACCCATTATTTGAAATAGGTAAACCGTTTATTGTATTACTAAATAAAATTTTAGTATCAGTATTACCATATATTTGAGTTAATGATCCTGTAGTAGTATATGTGGCTGTGTAATTTCCTGTAGGGCCAGTGTTGGATGGAATGACATCAGTAAAACTCATAGTTGTATTCCACAATGCATTAGGAGCTTGTCCATATTGGGAATAAAGTATAGGTTCAATACGAGTACCACCTCTAATAATATTTCTTTGTTGAGTTGATTCTCCGGATGCTATAGTTTTTTGGGAAATAATTAATTTTTCTCCGGACATAAATGTTCCTTGAATATCAGCTAATGAATTTTGTGATGCATTAGGGATAACAACAGTGCCATCTTGTTTAATTAAATATAAAACATGAATTGCGGATGCATTCATTCTTTCAGGAGGCCATCCAGAAATTGAATCGCAATAAGCAACCATAGTTTTTAAACTTTCTACGGTTGGGGTTTTACCATATGTTCCAGAATCACCTTCTGTCCATATATTTAAATATTGTGAGGTAGATTTACTACCCTCATATCTTGGTATAATATGACGTTTAGTGGTATAATTAGAATCTTGAACCGCTGCTTTTAAAGCACTTCCACTAATTAAAAGTGCAAAGTTTGTGGGGGTTGTAATACCCGTTGAATAATCTACATCTTGATAAATAGTATTTAAACGTTCATCTTCAACATTATTCATTAAAGGATTATAATCACTATTATAGTAATTAGGAGTTATAATATATGGTTCAAAAATTACTGTATCGCAATTTGAAGAACTTACTGCTCTACTTTGTGTAAGTAATAATTGTGCTGAGGTTATGTTTATACTTCCTCCAACCCCTGGTTTTTCTAGTTTAATATAATACTGGTCATTTTGAATAGGATAAAAAGAAGCTGTTAGCAATATATTAGTAGCTCCAAGAGTATTATAAAATTGTGAAGATATTACTGTTTCAGTATTATTTCTATTTTGAATTAAAGATATAGGATAAGATGACCCAGGAAAACCAACTCCTGAAGAAGTAAGAGAAGCTGAGAGGATTAATGGAGTATTTGGGGTATTTTCAAATGTTAATATTCCTGAGGATGTGTTAAAGTATGGTGTTCCATAATGTGGTAGGTTAGTTCCAGGTAATGAGGAATTCCAATTTATAATGGTTTTTGGAGAACCGTTACCTACATTATATGATGCCGTTATAGAAGAAGAAACTGTATAATTAAATACTTGATTGGGGAATTGGGATGGGGTATATCCTTCAAATAAACTAGCTTCATATAAAAAATATGAAGGAAATTCATTTATATTTGTTATTGTATAAAGAACATATATATTAAATAAATAATTATAAACATATATTTTTTCTACATTTTCTAAGGGTATAGATTGATTATTTCCATTACAATCTATTTTAGAAATTTTTAAGAATTTAGTATCAAATACAGTATAGCTAGGTGGAGATCCAGCGAATATAGAAATAGGTGTATTATAAAATAGTATTTCACCACTTTGGGGTGATGTAAGTGAGTTTAAGAAATTATTTTCAAAAATTGAAGCATCTGCACTAGAAGTACCATAGTAATGTACTTGTTTATAATTAAAGGCCTGTGGAGTATTTGGGAATGGTGTAGCTAAACTTTGAGTGGTTACAATTATATGAGATCCACTAAATTCGCCATCATAAAATTCATCTTGGGCACTATGAAA